ACGGAGGCCAGGCCCTCGCAGACCTGGCCCACCCTTGCCTAGTACGCCGCCAGAATCGCGATGTCCGCGCCGCTCTGCGCATTGAACAACGTCGCCAGCGCCCCCGCCGCCGTCAACGCGGCCGGTTCTCCATTCAGCGCGTAGTCCAGTTCGGCCTTCGTCGCATGCCGTACCAGCGTAAACGCCCCAGTCGCATGGTCATAGGTCAGCGCATACCCATCCACCAACACGCCAAGCAGGGACGCTACGTCATCCTGATCCACCAACCGGCTCACACTACGTACTACATTCGGCATCTATCCTCCCACCAACGCCTGAAACTCAACTTTTACATTGCGATACAGGCCGTTTGAAACATCCTCGTAGGTCGGTCGCAGCATCACACCGGACGACGCCGTCAGCGTGTTGTCGTCGTTCCACAGCGTGAACGTTGTCGGCCCGGCCAGCCATTGCGTTTTGAGCCAATCCCATTCCGTTTGTGAGCACCACGGCCACACCCAGGCCGCTTTTGCCAGCCCGTAGCTATACGCCGTGCCTGCCCCGCTCAATCGCGTTTGTGCGGGCGTGAACGTGTAGCGCCCGCGCGCCTTGAGGCTGTCCGGCACGTTGACGCCGCCGAGCACCGGCACGGTCATTTAGCCCCGCCTTTCTGCGCCTCAAATACGGCGATAAGGTTCGCCTGAATTTGCGCCATCAAAGCCAGTGCCCACGGCTGGCTTCCGGCATCCTTCTGCCACACCGTGAAAATCTCCCGGATCATCAGCGAGCCGTAGCCGCCCATTTTGCCCTTGAAATCGGCCGAGGCAAATTGCGTGTCCAGCGCGGTCGTCAGCCCGGTCGTGAAGTCAGCAACCACGGACGCACCGCCCGCCGTGGCGCCATCGCCGCCGCCCGTGTTCCAGTTGAGCATGGCCCGCACGATCTTTGGGTCGCTATTCGTCTCCGCGGCCAGGTCGTCCGCGACCGCGTCCATCATGGTTTTCGCGACCTGCTGGTCCTTGATTTGTTGCTTGAGCGCCTTCACGTCGAGCACCTGCATCACGGAGGAATCCCACATACCAGATTGGAATTTCCGCACGACGTCAGTCGCGCCGGCTTTGTCGAGGCCGAACTGTTGCGCCGTCTCGCTCCAGGAGCCGTCCTGGATGAACGCCTGGAGCCGATAGATGTTCTCCGCGAACCCGCCCGCGCCGGGCGCGTTCTGGCCGCCCGCGCCGCCCGGTCGCAGATCGAGCAGCCCGATGCTGTCATTCTGCGCGCCGACCAGCGCCGATTTGTACTCGCCGGCGATGTTGTCAATCGCCTTGCCCATCTGCGTTTGATAATCTTTCGCCGCGTCCGCGTTGGCGCGTTTGATCGCCTCGTTGGCATCCGTGTACGATTGCCCCAGGCCGGCCCAGCGCAGCGCATCGGCATTGCGCCCGGCCGCGTTGTCCCGCGTTGCCTGCTGATTCGCGGCATACTGGTTGCCGAGGCCCATCCAGCGCAGGGCCCCGGTCTCCTCAGCGGACATGAATGTTGGCATGTTGGCCGCGGCGTCGGCCGCGGCCCGCAACCGGAACAGGGCACCGGCCCCGGCATCGGCCCATACGGAGATTTGTTCGCCATTGAGGTTGGCGTCCTGCGTCGCCGCGGCAACTTCGTACATGGTGCGCGCAACGGCTTCATCTGCGCGCGCGACGTCATAAGCGCGCTGCGCCATTTCAACTTCGTGATCGCTTAGATGTTGTTGGGCGAAGTTTAGCCAGTCCGCGGCATCGGCGGTTGCAGCTATGGCCTTCTGATATTCCGCAAAACGCTTTGTTGATTCGCTTGGGCCTTGTAGCATGGTCGTTAGATCACGCAACATTGCCGCCGTCCAACTCTCCACGCCCGAAACGGGATTCTCAAGTTTCTTGCCGAACGCCGCCCGAAAGTCGGCCCAGGCTGACGTCATCTCATCAATCGAGCGTGCCGCCTTGACGCCGTTCGCCTCCAGGTCTTTCACCCGCGCGCCGCCGATTTCGAGCACAGCGTTAACGAATGCCTGCTGGTCGCCCAAGCTGGCATCGGCGGCCTTCATCTCGTCAATGCGCGCTCGCACCTGATCCACGGAAATTCCGAACTGATCCAACCGGCGAATGCTCTGATTTGCCAGCAACATGGTGAAATCGCTGACCTTGTCCTCGACGGTGCGCGTCGCGCTGCCGAGCATCGCCGCGATGCGCGTGATATTGGCGGCCTCATCGCCCGTTTTCGCCAGGCCCATTGACATAAGCCGGCTGGCCGTGTCCATCGCCGTCATGCTGTCAATGCCGCCGTCCATCGCTTTGCGCATGGCGGCCAGGGCCTCGGTAGCCTGTTGTGGCCCCCCGGCGAACGTCTCAAAGCGCCGGCGCGTCTGGTCTACCGCTTCGCCCAGGTTGCCGGAGGCGAAGATGAACTGGCCGATTTCCTTGACGCCCACGGCCAGGCCCAACGTGCCGAGCACACCTTTTAGCGGACCAAGCGCGGCTGTCAGCCCGCCGAACATGCCACCGCCGCCAACAACGTTTTGCCCCGCCGCGGCAAAGTCGCTTTGTAGCGAGTTGATTTGCTGCTGAAGTTGCCGGGCTTGCGCCAGGTCTTCCGTGGTGATGAGGTCAAGCGGTTTCGCGCGAATTTCGTTTAGGTCGGCTTTGAGCTGCTGCAGGTGTTGCACAGCGTTCGCAGTCGGCGCGGCCAGCATGTCGGAATATGCTTGCTTCATCCCCTGCATTTGGCCGAGCATGTCCTGCGTTGACCTTTTCAGGCCGGCCAACGGATCGCCGCCGACCGACATAAAGTCGGCGGCCGCGGTACCCAGCGTGTTTTTGATCTCGCTCGCGGCCGCCTGGAGCGTGCTGGTATCTACGGCTACCTGATACGTGTATTGCGATCCGGCCATGCTAGAGCCTTATCTGCGAAAAGACATAATCGAGCGTCTGCCCGATGCGACTTTCAGCGCCTGGCGTCAAACTCGTTGCCGGCCGCGCCACCATGCGCGCGGTGCCGAGTTCGTGGAAGCGCGCCCGATAATCTTCACTGCCCTCCTGCCAGAACCAATGCCCGAATGCAACGGTAAACTTGCGCACATGATCAGGCGCGTCCCGCTGCGTGAATGAGTCTCGATAGACGCCTGTCCGCACCAGGATCATGTGGCTGCCCTCATAGCCGAGCCGTTGCCGTTCGTGCACCGTGCGCGCTGCCAACGGCGCCCATTTCTGCCCGCCGTTGCTTTCCGTGGCAAAGTTTTCGAGCAGTCCCTGCCGCATGGCAGACGCAACCTTCTCGACGTTGCCCGCGCCCGGCCCCGTGTCGCGCAGCCGTTGCAATGAAAGCGTCAGGCGGTTGACATCCGCCAACGAGGCCGGGCTAACCTTGAGCGTGATCATGTGCCTCTTTCCGCTCCCGCGCCAGCCGCAGCCGCCGCAGCAACAATAGCCAGTCGTGCATGATCGGATAGTCCAACGCCAATAACTCGGTGATGCCGATGCCCCGCTGTAGGCCGCCGAGCGAGTACCACAGCAGGAACGCTTGCAGGTGCGCCGGGTTGCTCAATTCTTCACTATCCGCCCGGCGCAGGTCGGCCTCGGTGATGCCGGTCGGCGGCTCCGCGAGCAGATCATCTAAGGCGTCGTCAATGTCGTCACACTGACGACGCCGCCGACTTTTCCCGCGGTGCTGCTGTCAGTCCAGAACACCGCGGGATTGCACGTTCGCGCGGCCCGCTGCCAGGCCAGATACAGGTCAGCCGGGAGCACGGTCGCAAAGCCGCTGATCGTTAGCCAGACATCCGGCAGCGCGGCCGGCGTCCAGGTTGCGCCATCGGCGGAGTACTCGACGGTTTCCAGCGCGGCCAGCATGTAGGCCCGGTGCAGCGCGATGTTGAGCACCTGGATCGCATGTGCCAACTCCGGGTCGGGATTGTCCGGCAGATCGTCCAACGACCGCCCGGTCGTTTCCTGCCACCAGTCCGCCGCCGCCCGCCGCTCCGTCTCGTAACGGCCATAGGCCAGCACGTTGACCGTGCCGATGGTCAGCCGATAGAACGTCGCGCCGCCGGGGTCGGCGTAGATAACTGCTTGTCGCATGTCAACTCCCGCAGTAGTGCTGTTTGCCGTTGACGAGGGTGATGGTGATCGGCTCCGTGCTGTCCAGGTCGAGCATCCGCCACGTCAGGTCACAGCGAATCAGATCGGCCCCGCTCGCCTGCGGCGCGCTCAGGGTCAATTCAGCGACCGGGACGGCCACCTGGAATTTGTACGGTGTCGTGCCGCTCACGTAGGCCGCCGAAACGAAGTTGTAGCCAAGCACCCCCTCGGTCAGCGCGACGGCCGGCCCGGTGCCGGATGTACCGCCCCAGTTGAGTTTCTTGTAGACGGCATAGCTGATATCCAGCCCGCCCAAAACTCCGCTGATCGCGTTGCCGGTGATCGGCAGATCGGCCCGCCCGAACGTGTGAAGCTTTTGATCGTCTTCCGCCAGGCTTTGCGCGATGACGATCTCATTCGTGCGCGGCGTGACGCCTAACTCCGTGCTGCTGATGGTCAGCGAGTGCGCGCCGGTCGCCGGGGAGATTTTGTAGCCCGTCTCCGCGACCTTCGTCTCGGTGCCCGCGGCCGCGGCCAGGGTCAGCCCGTAGCCGCTGCCATCGCAGACGATGCCCTTCTTGTCGGCGGTGATTTTCAGCGAGTTGAAGCGCGCATCGGTCAGCCGGCGCTCCCATTTGTTGGCGCCTTCGTCAATGGCGGCCAGCACGGTGCCCCACCGGGCATAGCCGCGCTTCGCCAGTTTGAACACATGCTCATAGTAGTCCCCCGCGCACGGCGTCGTGTTGGCAACCGTGGCCGAGCCGCCCGTCAGCGAATCGGTGTTGATCTGCGCGGTCGGCAGCGTATAGTTGGCCTTGCCGCTGCCAAAAGTCAGCACGTAGGAGGAGCCGGGCGTGCCGGACACAACACAGTTGCCCGCCCCGACCGAGGTCAGCGCAACGATTGCCGTTTGCAGGTTAGCCGTCGAGATGTTGTAGGCCAGCGCGGCTGTGCTCTCGCCGTTGAGCGTGAGAATCCACGTACCACCCGATGCCGTCATGGTGATCGTTTGCACCTGCTGTGAGGTGGTAACGGTACCCTGCGCCTGGGTGACGCACTCGAAGCCAGACATCAGCAGCGCGTGACCGATCATGTCCGGGTAAAGCGCCCAGGTACCAGAGAACTGGCCGATGTAGCAGGTGTTGACGGCCCGGCTCTGCAACGTAGTCGGGCGCCCGGAGGCGCCGCGGTGTTCGTTCTCAGCGTCGGCTTTGTCGAAGCGTTCATTCAGGCCGGACTTCTGCATCCGGCCCAGGGTGTAGCCAGTACTTGCCGCCGTGCCCTTGAGTTTTTGCACGCCGAGCGCAAAGCCGGCAGTCGTTGAAGTTGGTGCGGTCATTTGGTGCTCCGTTTCTTCTCAGGTTCCGGGGCGGTCACGCGCGCCCAATCGCCAGTTGCCAGCAGCGCGGCGGCCAGTTCCGGCGTGACGGTGTACGTCTGGCCCCAGAGCAACGGCTCCGCGGACACGGCGTAAACGTAGGCTTCCCGGCCCTGCGCCTCCGCGCAGACAAAGCGCAATTCGATCATGCTCATAATTCCGTTTCCACGGTGAAATCCACGGCGCTGAGGCCGAGGTAGCGGTTTTTCACCGGCCCGCGCACCTGCAATTCCGTGCGATTGATCGCCGTGCGGCTCACCGTCTCACCGTCCGTGCTGGTCAGGCCGCCGAGCCGGTGCCGACTCGCCAGCATAGCCCGGATGCGCCGTCCTAACTCCTGCGCCGCGATTTTTGCCGCGCTCGCCGTCGTGAGTGATGCCACTGCGCCGATGACATAACGATAGGTGTTGTCCGCGTGCACGGTGCCATCACCGTGCGGCCCGGCGTCTGTGTCGGCGTCTACTGAGGTAATGAGGACGGCCGGTAAATGGAGATCGGCGGCGTCAAAATCGAGTTCGTCGCCGACAACCACGTCAACGATTTTGTGCGTCGTGACGGCGGACCCGCTGCCCATGTCGGCAGTCACCGCCGCGACGAGATACGCGTCAATGTCGGCCCAGAGACAACCGCTCACAGTTCCGCCTCGATGTAGTCTAGCCCCAACTGGCCGAACTCCCACGCCGGCGCGCCGGTCAGGGCGTAGCCGTAGCTGGCGCAGTTGTCGCGCGCCGCGTCCAGCAAATCGCGCACCTGCTGGAAGATTTGCGACCGCGGCCCGATGAGCTTCTGCTTGTCTATGTCGCCGCGGACAGCAAGCGCCCGCTGGAAGCGGAGCAGGGCATAGTACTCGGCCAGCGCCAGGAACGCCGGGATTTCGGTGTCCGTGACGCTGGCCGTTGGCAGCGCAAATTCCGCGTAGCCCAGCGCCCGCAGCGCACGGTCGAGCGGCGGGCCGAACCCGTCCTGGGTGTCGCTCTCCGGTAGCCCGATCTCCACGGCGAGCGCCGCGAACTCGTTTGCCAGATGGTCAAGCGCCTGGGATCGCGTGAACATGATGCGCCTCTATTTCCCGACTGCGCACCAGTTGACCGCGGCGGGTGTTGCGGCCGCGGCCGGCGTCGCCGCGGCGTTGTAGCACTTCGCCGTGACGGTCGCGCTGGCGTTGGTGTAGGAGAGCCGCGCGCAGTCGCCCGTCACATTCTGCGCCAGGGACAATTGTACGTATTGCGGCGTTGCCAATCCGGTCGGCAGCGTGCCCGTCCCCGTAATCGTCGTGGAACCGCATACCAGCCGCGCACCACCGGCGAGCGCACCAACTTGCAGCGCGACGGGGGTCGCGCCCACGGTCAGACTGGCCGTGTCGAGCGCGCCATCCACGGTCAGATCGCCCGCCACGGCAACATCCTGCGCGGCATAGATGTTGCGGTCGAACTTGATCGCCGGGCCGACCGCCGAGCGCGCGCCCGGCATCGGCTCCAACGAGTAGAGCGGTTCGGGGATATTCGGTTCCGGCAGTTTGACGCCGAGATAGCCAGCGACCAGCACCAAAACGACCATGAGCGCCCCGAAGATGTACCCCTTTTTGCTGTTCATGTTGTTGCCTTTCCCGTGGGGCAGTGGAGGAGGCCGCCCCACGGTCACTCAGAAGCCGATCAGGAGATCGTCGGGATGCTGTACGCGCCGCCCGTTTTGACCATCACGGCCGCGACGCGGTTCTGCACGGCCAGCTCGAAGCGGAAGCGGAAGAACACGTCTTCGAGCGGGTAGTAGACCGGCGCCTTGCCAAACTCCATCTCCGCGCCCAGGCCCGCCGCGGGCGGGATGACGCGCAGCACATTGCGGCCATCGAGCGGACCGAACGACTTGTACGCCAGGTAGTAGGCGGTCGGGATGCGCGCCGTCGAACGGACACGCACCGGGCCATACGTCGAGGTCTCGATGACGCCGATGTACGAGGTGTCCACGGTCGCGAGGTCGGTCTGGACGCCGTATTTGATCAGGCTGTCAGCGCGCTTGACGAAGCCGCCAACGTTGGACGTGTTGCTCCACGAGGCGATGTCCGCCTGCGCAATCAGCAGGTCAAACGGGCCATCCACGCCGTGCTCCCACAGATGCGCGATGGTCGTTTCGAGGTTTGCTTGCGAAATGCCGTCCAGCCGGTTGTAGTGCTGGTGCGTGTAGGCGAACGCGGCCGCGCGCGCCGGCACCGGCTCAGGCACAAAGGTACTGTCCGCCGTGCCACCGTCCGCCAACGGCATGGACTTGCCGGAGCCGACCGCAGTATAGGTGTTCTTGACCAGCCGGGAGAGAATCTTCTGCTCCCAGGCATTTTTCAGGTCAGCGGCAATGCTGGCAATGTCGTTGTCAATCTGGAAGCGCCGGGCGCGTTCCAGGAAGTCTTTCGTCCAGGAGGTCGCGCGATCCATGTCCACCGGCTCAGCCATGTGGCCGGTTGTCCGGCCGCGCTTCCCGCCCGGCTTGCCGTACTCGGTGTGATCCTCGAAGCCGTTGACCACGCCGGATGAATACTCAATCGCCCGCTCGTCGCTCAGGGAAATGAGCGACGCGTACAGCGGATCGGCCAGCAGCGCGCGGTTGGCGATGCCCATCGCGTCGTTGATGTCCCGGACGAGGGTTTCGTAGGTCTCGCCACTGGCGAGTTGGATTTGCGCCAGCCGCCCGGCGTCCCAGCCGACCGGCAGCGCCCATTGTTTGAGGTCGTTAGGCCCGAAAACGGATGCCATGTTTCACCTTCCTTTAGCTCGACTAGCTCGACACGGCGAACAGGCCGGGCCGCACGAATACAGTCGTCGGGGTCAGAGACACGCCGACCACGCCGGATTTGGTGCCGACCGCCGCGGACAGCGTGCCCGCGGTGTCATGCACCCAAACGGTCGTCCCGGGGGTCATGCCGGAGAAGCCGTGCACCGGGCCGAACACGCAGATGTCGCAGGTCTCGCCGGATGCGACCGAAGTCCCGGACAGCGCCACGGACGGCGCGACCACGATGCCCAGCGGGTTACAGGTCGCGACCGCCGAGCCGGTGGCCTTCGAGACAACCGGCAGATCACCGGAATAGCTGGAAATGTAGACACCCATCCCGAACGTGAGCGCCTCACCCGCGACGGCGCGCACGATAACGGCATTGCGACCGGGCCGGATGTCGGCCGCGGTCAAAGAGATTTCGTTTGCCATGAGGAAACTCCTAGAGTCTGAAACGCCGCCGCAGCTCCAATTCCCGCTGCGCGGCTTCCTGTTCTGTTGGTTGCCCGGCCGGTTTCGGCGCGGGCTTGTTGCCCGTCTGCCCCTGCGCCGCGCCGGTCAGCTTCGCCGCCAGCGCCTCCGCCTTGTCCAGCCAGGCCAACCGAGCGACAATATCCGCGTCGCCCGGATCAAGCGCGGTCACCTCGGACGGCAATTTTTTGACGCGCGCCTCAATCTGCGCGGTCAGTTGTTCGGAGAGACGGTCCGCCAATTCTGCTTTGGGAGTGAGGGCGTCAAGCTGCGCCTTATGCTGCTTCGCCAACTGCTCCCACTGCTGATTGTCCGCGAGCGCCTTCTCGGCCGCGGCCTGCGCGACCCGTTCAGCGTCCGTCTTGGCCTTGCGATGCGCCGCCGATTCACTGCGCAGATCACGGATGACCCTCTGCGCCCATTCTGGCAACCCCGCCACGTCCTCAGCGATCGGCGCTGCTGGCGCTTGGTTTTGCCCATTCACAGGTCCCGCCTGGGGTTCCTGGATCGTGCCCGCCTGGGGCGTCAAATTGTCCGCCATGATCTCTGCTCCTGTTTTCTCTATTACCCCGCCCAGGCGAACGCCTGCGCGAGGTCGCCGACTGGCGTCTGAATCGTCTGCGCCAGCATTGCCAGCGCGCCGGACGCGGCGTCCACTTGGTCGTCGTGCGTCTTGCCATCGCCGGCAAATGCCGTCAGTTCGTCCAGAAACGTCGGAATCCACTCACCGCGCACCAATGCGACTTTGCCCCGTTCAGCCCGCGCCGCCAGGGGGAGCGCCCGGCTCAGCTTGTCGCGATCCACATCCACGCCGAAAATGGCCTTAGCCGCCAATTCAGGCCGGCGCAACAACGCTTGCAGCGCGGCCAGTCCGTGCAATGCCTTCTCGATACCGTGCTGCGTGTCCGCCTCGGACAGGATCATGCCGCTCAGGATGCGCTCCTGATCGGGCCATTCCCATTTCCCGCGCACCACGTCGCGGAGATAGAGCGTGCCGTCCCAGTTGAGCGCCGCCGCAATGCTGGCGGTGTAGTCGGCGCTCTCCCGGACGGACGCGGCCAAATCCCAGTAACGCGCCCAGTGCAGGTTATCCGGCGCGCTTTCCGCGATCCTGAACCACTCGCGCCTGAACACATTGCCGGCCAGCTCGACGAACTCGCCTTCCAGCTCCTGCCTGGCGAATTGGGACGGGTACTGCGCCCGCAGCGTCGCGGCAAAATCGGCCGGCAAAAACGGATTGTCCACCGTCCGCGCGTGAAATAGCTGCGTGTTTGGCCGCCCGGTGCCGAAAACATCGTATGTCCAGTGCTGCCGGCCGCGTGGCGTAAACGTTGCGCTGAGCCAACCCTGCTCTCCGCGTTCGCGCAGCGACGCAATGACGATAGTATAGATTTCCGGCGCCATCAGGGACGCTTCGTCCAGCCAGACGCCGGACAGGTTTGGCCCGCGCGCCCGGTCGGGATCGTCGGCGCTGCGGAAAATCACCTCAGCCCCGTTGCCCAGGGTCATGCGCATCTCGCTGCGATTGATCGCGCGGATGAAGCGCAACTTTCCGGCCATGTCCAGGAATGAGCGCCACGAGCTGTCACGCAGCATCGGGAACGTTGGCGCATAGACGCCATACAGCCGGTCGTCCTGCGCCCGGAGCAGGAGATCAAGCGCGCCGATCCAGCTTTTGCCCGCGCCGCGGCCGCCGACGAAGCCCCGGTAGAGCGCATCGCTATCGAGGAAGTCTTGCTGCGCCTGGTGCA